CAGAAGGTTCTAGTTCGGCCGGCGGGGATGGGGATTTCGTATGACTAAGCGTGTATTGAGTAAGTTGCAGCGTGACGATGTGCGTAGCAATTGTTTGTATTGGGCTGAGTGGAATTCTAGCAATCCTATGGGGTTTACGTCTTCTCAGTTGGGGGTTTCTCCCTCCGGCGAGTTTGGTTCTCGGGTTCCCTATACGGCTGGGGTTGAAGCGGTTGAAGCGGGCATGAGTGACTTGCGGGCGGCTGGGTTTGATGGTGATTTGTTGGTTGTTTGGCTGTTTCGTGAGTTTGCGATTGATTTCTCTGAAGTTGAACGGGCGAGGCGCATGGGGGTTTCGTTGAGTGCGTATCAGCGTTTTGAGGATCGGACGTTTGTTGTTATTCATACTCAGTTGGTGGCGTATGGGGTGGTTGGTGGTAAAAAAGTTGCTTCGTAAGTTATTGATTATTAAGGTTTAAAAAATAAAGTTTCGGCACGTTTGAAAATAGTAGTTGTAAACGTGACCTTTTTTATACATTATCCACCTAGCGTCTAGTTAAGCGCCCGAAAGAAAAGAACCCAGTCATTGTGCTGGGTTTTTTCGTTTCTGGGGTTTGATTGGATGGGTTTACCTGATTGGTTGATGATTGTCCTTTGCCCACTTCGCGTGGGCTTTTTTGTTTCTGAGGCTGATATGCGTTCAGTGGTGTTGCTCCGTGATCCTTCGAGTGATCAGGGCACATTGGGGCGCGTGTTTGTCGATTGGCGTTTGTTTGTTCGTTCTATCGAGTTACCGGCGCGGAATAACAAGACCAACATCAGCTGTATTTTGCCCGCGGGCACTTACCGTTGTGTGTGGCATAAGTCGCCTAAGTACGGCTGGTGCTACATGGTAACGGGTGTGCCTGGGCGCTCATTGATTTTGATTCATGCCGCGAATTGGGCGGGTGATCGGGCGATGGGTTATCGCTCTGATTTGCGTGGCTGTATTGCGTTGGGTATGCGTGCCGGTCGGTTAGCCGGTCAGTTATCTGTACTGGCGAGTAAGCAAGCGGTGAGTAAGTTTAATCGTGTGATGGCTAAGCAGCCGTTTGATTTAATTATTTTGGAGGCTGCATGATCGAGTCGTTGTTGTCTGGCGGTCTTGTGGGCCTCTTTGGTTCGTTAGCCAGTAATGTGTTTGGTTATTTCAAGACCAAGCAAGAGCATAAGCAAAGCATTGAGTTGCGTAAGCTCGATGCGAATATCAGTGCGATGGAGCATAAGCAGGCGTTAGAGCAGATCAAAGCTGAGGCTCAATATCGTGAGCGTGAGTTATCGATCAATGCTGAGCGTGATGTTGATGTTGCTTCATACGCCGCGCTGGCTGATAGCTATAAGCTGGATGCTGCATACACAGGCGACAATAAGCTGATGCTGATTGCTGAGTTCGTTAAGAAGCTAACACGGCCAGTGCTGACGTTCGTGCTCGTGTTCCTGACGACTGCGATCTATTTCGCGGGTGATGACGTTATCCGTGATCTGGTTGCTCGGGCAATCATTGCGCTGACTGCGACGTGTGTATCGTGGTGGTTTGCTGATCGTCAGATAGCTAAGCATGTGAGTGCTAAGGTGTTTGGCGCATGAGTAGTGCAGTACATGATGTAGTAATGGAACGAGCGGCAAGCGTCGCGGCTTATGGAACGAGTGGAGCTGTTGCTGTGACAGGGTTCAGTATGAACGAGTTGTTCGGCTTGATCGGTGTTGCCTTGGCTGCGGCTACGTTCGCAGTTAATTGGTATTACAAAGAGCGAGCAGACCGGCGGGCAGAACGTGAGCAGGCTCGTAAGGAATGGGCTTCACTCAATAAGTCGGTTGGCAATGATTGCTCTGGCAAATAGCCAAGGTACTTCCGTAGGGGTCTAGCATACGCAAACGGAGAGCGCAGATTTTGGCTACAGATGAAAGTCTGGGAGGGGGTTATAATACCCCTTTGATTTTATTGAGGTTTTCCATTTGTCTAATTTGATTGATCTCAATTCAGCAGCCAAGCAAATTACGTTTTGTGAGCTGGTTGGTGTATCGCAATCGGCAATAGCCCAGCATGTTAAAAAAGGTCGGCTGAAATCAGGCGGCACTTACGGCGAGTGGTTGCTCGCGTATACAGAACACATCCGAAATGAAGCATCCGGTCGCGGCGGTGATCATCAAGCCAGTTTGACGGCGGTGCGCATTATGGAAATGCACGAAAATATTGCGGAAAAGCGCCAGCGGCGGTTGGCTGCGGCTAGTGATCTTCTGGATCGCTCAATGGTTGAGGCGTGGGTTGGTGAGGCAGCGGGAACAATTCAGACACTGGTGATGGGTGCGGGTGACACCATCGTTGAATCAATCGCTGCAAAATATAATGTAGAGGTAGATTCAGACGATGTTCTTGGACCAATCAGAACTGCCCTCGGACACGCGGGCAAAGCTGGGTCAGAACTTGCGGAGCGTCTCTCAAATTTGGGAGGCGACGTTAGTTCCGACGCCTCCGATGGCGACAGCTGAGTGGGCAGAAACTAAATTTCGTTTACCGGCTGAGGGATCGGATAAGCCCGGTCCTTATGATCTTTATTACGCGCCGTACTTGTACGGGATATTCGCGGCGCTGGATGATCCAGAAGTTAAAGAGGTTGTGACTCAGAAAGCGGCTCAGATCGGATGGACATTCGCTCTCGTTGCGTATTTAGGAAAAATAATCGACACAATGCCGTCACCGGTTGTTGTGATGTTTCCCAAAGAAGACGCGGCCCGCGAATTCAACGATGAAAAATTTGAACCGTCGGTGCTGAGTACGCCTGCATTAAGCCGAAAAATGAACGTCAACAAGACGCGGAGTAAAGAAAACCGCGCATTGTTTAAGAAATTCCCTGGGGGGTTTCTAAAGTTTGTTGGTTCTAAATCGATTAGCTCGGTTAAATCGACACCGGCGCGCATCGTTATCGTTGAAGAGCCTGACGATTCCGTAGGCAACTTGAAGGAGCAAGGCAACTCAATTGCGTTGCTCTGGGAGCGTACGAAGCGCATTCGCAACTCTAAGCGCGTGTTGGGTGGTACGCCGTCGGTCGATGGTCTAAGCAAAGTGCAAGAGCACATGCGAGGCAGTGATAGGCGAGTGTTGCCGATCATTTGCAATGAATGCCATCAAAGCCATGTTTTGAATTGGGATAACGTAACGTGGCTTGAATCTGACGACGGTTCAGAGCACGAGATGTTCGGTAAAGCGTTACCGGATACGGCCGTTTATGTATGCCCAGAGTGTGGGTCGCCGTGGTCCGACTACCAACGCAAAGAGAACATACGCCACACCGTTTATACTGCATTAAAAAATGGTGATGAAAAATGCGGATGGGTGGCGACTGCTGAATTTCACGGCAGTGCAGGATTTGAAGAGTTGGGCGAGTTATACAGTTGCTTGCCCGGTGCCGGTGTTGTTGATCTTGTCCGCGACTATCTTAAAGCGGAATACAAAGCAGCGCAGGGTGACGAAACCGACCGCATAGTGTTCGTCAATTCAAAGCTTGGCAGGCCATACGCATACGCCGACGACCAAGCTGATGCAGAAACGCTACGCGAAAAAGCCAAAGACTACCCAGAATTACGATGTCCGCGTGGTGGCCTCATGGTTACCGTCGGTATCGACATTCAGCACGACCGTGTGGCCATCATCATCCGTGCATGGGGCCGTGGTGAGGAAAGCTGGTTGCTGTTTTGGGGGGAGATATCGGCCTCAGTATCAACAACCGACAAAAATGACCCCGTGTGGGATGAATTAGATTACCGCGTATTTGGAGCGATAGACCACGAACTGGGTGGAAAAATCTACGCAACGGCAATCAGTATCGACAGTTCCGACGGCAACACTAACGATGCCGTCTATGCGTGGGTCAGAACCCGAACAAAGCGCCACTCTCAAGTGCTGATAATGCCGATCAAGGGCTCAAGCTCACAGCAAGATCCTGAAATATTTACAACGCCCAGTTCAAAACCCATTGATCATGCAAACGCCAAAAAGCGCACAAAAGCCGACAAGCACGGCCTGAAAGTCTATTTAGTGGGCACGAACAAAGCTAAAGATTACCTAGCTGCACACATGAAAATGATAGGTTCTGGTCCCGGTCGTCATCACACTTACAAGGACGTGCGGGCTGACTACTACGACCAAGTAACAGGCGAAGTAAAAGCGCCTCACCGAAGCATTCGCAACCGCAAAATCTGGCAACAAAAAGCAGGCCGTGCGGTTGAAGCATGGGATTGCGAAGTGTACGCCTTACATGCGGCTAGAGCGCGGCGGGTGCATTTGCTCAAGCCAGCGCAGTGGGACGCTCTAGAGCAAAAACTAACGCAAGTTGATCTCTTTGCGGAGGCTGAAACGGATGAAATCAAAGCCGAAGAACAGCCCAAAAAACAACGTACGCGGGTAAAACGCCCGTCACGCGGCAACAAATTTACCGGAGTCTAAATGGAACCAACCGTCATTACTGCAGGCACTAGCGCCAGCTGGACCCGTGCAGACGATTACGCGTATGGCCTGTGGGATTTCAGCTATATCCTAACCGGCCCTGAGCGAATCACTATCGCCAGCGAATCTGACTCTGGAACCGTAACCGCGTCGGTAACCGCGCAGGATACTGCAGAATGGACGGCAGGCAAATATCAATGGATTCTCGTTCGTGAAAGCGGCGCAGACTCAATACTGGTCGGCACGGGCTATCTAACCGTAAATGCCAGCCCATTTATTGAAAATACCGTAATTGATCACCGCTCGCATGCTGAAAAAATGCTAATCGCCATTGAAGCGCGTCTAGAAAACCGCGCGGCAAGCGACTACGAACAATACAGCATCGAAGGCCGAAGCCTAGCGCGTATTCCATTCGCAGAACTCAACAAATGGCGCATCCACTACCGTAACGAAGTGGCGCGCTTGCAGCGGCGTGAAAGCGGTAAAAAGTCACCGCGTCGAATTATCTACCGGATGCCGTAAATGAATATTTTTGGAATGAACTTCGGTAAATCCGCTGCCGCACCAGAAGAAAAGCGTTCAGCTGGTCGGCACCCAAACACCGCCCAACACATACGCTACGCAGCGGCAAAGCTAAAAGAGCACAGTGCTGAGCGATTTATTGGTGGCGCTCAAAGCGTTGATGAAAAACTACGGCGCGACCTAGAGCGCGTGCGGTCGGCCAGCCGCAACGCTGGCGACGATATCGGCTACGTTCGCCGCTATCTAAGCATGGTCCAAACGCACATCGTCGGTGAGGACGGTCTACGCCTGCAAGCCAAAGTGCGCGATGCCTCTGGTGGCCTTAATAAAGAAATCAACAAGATTTTAGAAGGCGAGTTTGCCGAATGGGGCGAGCTTGGAATGTGCGAACTCAGTGGCCGTATGAGCTGGATAGGCGCGCAAGAACTATCAGCAAAAACTACCGCCCAAGATGGCGACATGCTCATTCGCTATCACGTCGATAAATCCAACCGCTACGGGTTTTGTATAGAGCTGATACCGTCCGACTTTTTAGACGTAAATCTCAACAACAACCTAAAAAACGGCAACCGTATACGCATGGGGGTAGAGCTAAACAGCCGTAACCAGCACGTTGCCTACCATATTTTAACTAGCCACCCTGGTGATAATAGTTGGGTGAGCAATGGTCGGCGTTACGAGCGGGTGCCAGCCGAAGAAATGGACCTGCTGTATCACCTTTGGGAACCTGGACAAAATCGCGGCTTACCTTGGGCTCATGCCAGCTTATTAGAAATGCACCAGATTGGCGGCTACCGCGAAGGCCAGCTAGCGGCAGCGCGTATTGGCGCAGCAAACATGGTGTTTTACGAACGTGACCCAGAGCAAGAGCCAAACGATGATTTCGACGATGAAGGCGACTTCATCACCGAACTTGAGGCGGGCCAAAGTAGTGTGGTGCCCGAAGGCTACAAGATGAACCACACCAACTTTGCACCGCCAGCCAGCATGGGCGACTTTCAAAAAGCCGCCCTTCGTGGCAGCGCTAGCGGCATGGATGTTAATTACAACGTGCTGGGTAACGATTATGAAGGCGTTAGCTTCAGCAGCCTACGCCAAGCCGTGCTTGAAGATCGCGAAACATGGAAGCGCAAGCAGCGCTGGTTGATAGAATCCCTCGCTAGCAAAACCTATAAGCGCTGGTTAAAAATGGCATTGCTTAAAAATGCGTTGCCCGGTTTAAAAGCCTCCGACTTGCAACAGCTATCTAAGCATACGTTCCAAGGTCGTCGCTGGCAGTGGGTAGACCCGCTAAAAGACGAACAGGCGACCGGTGCTGCAATGGCCAACTACACCATTAACCCAATGCGGACGTTGCAAGAAAAAGGCATAGACCTCGATGAAATGGCCGAAGGATGGACGCAGTACCTCGACACCATGCAAGACATTATGAACCGCGCCAACGAGATCAAGGCCAAGGCCAAAGCGCCCTTGCCAGACACCGATAACACAGATCAAAACACAAAATAACCCAGCCCACGAGCTGGGTTTTTTTATGGAGCAAACAATGGCCAATTTAAGCGCATTAGTGCAAAGCATCCGCGATAACGGCGGTATGAAACCTGAGTTTCGAGCTGCCGACCTGGTGTCTGTAGACCGCGAAACCCGCACCGCCACCTTTAGTTTTAGTTCTGAGTATGAAGTACAGCGTTGGTGGGGTATGGAAATCCTTGACCACAAGCCCGAATCCGTCCGCCTAGAACGCATTAATAGCGGTGGCGCACTGCTTTGGATGCATGACCGCTACGACCAGCGTGGAAAAGTCGTTGAAGCGCGTCTAGAAGGTGATCGCGGCATTTGCACTGTTCAGTTTAGCCGCAACCCCAAAGGGGAAGAATTGCTTAATGACGTAGAGGATCGCGTCATTACCCAAGTATCCGTTGGCTACAACATCCACGAATTGGTGTTGGAGCGTAAAGAAGGTGATAACGAGTTTTACCGTGTCACCGACTGGGAACCAACAGAGATTTCATTCGTTTCCATTGCGGCTGACCCCACGGTCGGTGTCGGTCGCTCGCAGGAAAATCAAACCTACCGACCAGTAAACTTAAAAGGGGTGTCCGCCATGGATCCAGTAGTAGATGTAGTTGAAGAAGAACGCAGCGCGCCAGCGCCAGCAAAACCAACGCCAGCCGCTCGCGCCAGTGCGCCAGCCCAGCCAGCACAACCCGCAACTGTCGATCATGCGCGAGAAATCGCCAAAATTGGCGAGCAATACGGCGCAACCGAATTAGCCATGCGCTCAATCGGCGAAGGCCTAACCGTCGATCAGTTTAAAGACAAACTGTTAGACACTCATAAAGAACGTGCTGCCCAGCCAGATGCGGCTAGCACGATGGGTGACATTGGCCTGACTGACAAAGAACTGCGCCAGTACAGCTTAATGAATGTTGTTCGCGGGCTAGCCAGCGGCAACATGAAAAAATACGCAGGCTTTGAGCAAGAAGTATCAGAAGCCATGGCAGAGCGTATGAGCAAAGACCCTAACGGCTTATTCGTACCATACGAAGTGCTTGGTGCGGGTATGCGTACCCAGTCAGTGGGTACGGCTGCAAAAGGGGGTAACTTAGTTGCTACTGAGTTGCACTCGGAAATGTTCATCGAAGCCCTGCGCCAGCGCTCCGTCATGGGCATGATGGGCGTACGCATGATGTCTGGTCTGGTCGGTAACATCGACATTCCAAAGCAAGCGGGTACCGCGACGTTCTACTGGCTCAACGAAGATCAAGACGTTACTGATTCTGACGTAGATTTCGGTCTGGTCAGCATGACCCCGCGCACTGTTGCTGGTTCTGTGCCCATTACTCGGCGTTTAATGCTGCAAACTAGCATTTCAATCGAACAGTTAATTCGTGACGACTTAATGCGCGGTTTGGCTGATGCGATCGACAACGATGTGTTGGCAACTATCAAAGCAACCTCGGGCATTGGCGCGGTGACCATTGGTGGTACTGCTGGCGCACCAACGCCAACTTGGGCGAAGGTTTGCGAACTGGAAACCGATGTTGCAGAAGCCAACGCGGCAGGCCTAGGCATGGGCTACATCTTCCGTCCAAGCATGAATCAGGTGTTAAAAACCACCGAGCGTTTTGCTAACACTGGCAAAACACTGATGAATGACGACGGCACTATGAACGGCTACCGTACCGAATCGACTACGCAAATGACCGCTGGTCAAATTCTGTTTGGTCGCTTCGATCAAGCGATGGTTGGCTTGTGGGGTGCGGTCGATTTGGTGGTTGATAAATCTACCAAAGCGGCCTCTGGCGGTACTGTGTTACGCATCTTCCAAGATTGCGACAGCGTTGTTCGTCACCCTGGTGCGTTCTCGTTGGGCGCAACGGCGTAAGCCAAGCGCGCTGGTAAAAAATGCCCATAAAAAGCCGACCATCGAGTCGGCTTTTTTGATTCTAAATTTTTAAATTAAAGAGGCCACTATCATGGCAAAACCAACTGTAAAAAAAGCGACCGTTAAACTCATTCGCTCGATCTATATCAACGGATCATTAGTGCCTGCAACGCAAGCAGGTAAAACCAAAGACGCACCGGCAACCGCTACCGTTATCGACTTGCCAGCTACCTTGGCGGCTGAGCTGGTTGCTAATAGCAAGGCCGTGCTTGCGGATGCAAAAGAGAAAGCCAATTTCTCGATTGCGGAACCGTCAGACGATGACGACCTAGCGGATATCTAATCCGTGACACCGATCCGCGTACTCTCACCCGTTAAGTACGGCGGTATAGCGTTATTGCCTACCGATAGCGGTCTTTCTGGGCCGCTATTTTCGGTAGGCGACGCTTTTGCAAGTGACTGGATCGCCAGCGGCAAGGCTGAATCCATAACACCCACCGCCACCGATACGGTTACCGAGTTGATCTATGAGCCAGAACCCGACCCTGCAGTCTGATATCGATGCCGATATGGACGTGTTTTTTAGCGATCACGACACGGGCGCAGTTATTAACGGCAACGTCATAACCGGTTTTTTTTCATCCGGTGACAGCGCATTTATGGATGCCGCAATACCCTATTTCGAAGCGCCTGCGGGCCGATTAACAGCGGTTCGGCGGGGCGACTCGGTAGAGATTGATAGCCAGCAATATCAAGTGGTGGGAATCGATTTCCCTGCCGGCCGTATTCGTTTAACCCTAGGGCGTGGCTAATGGCTAAAGCAGCATTTAATCTCACTGGCAACGTGCTAACCGACGTAAAGCAGCTATCAAAACAACTGAAAAAAATTGCAGGTGTCGAAGTTGTGCGCGCTCATACCCGCGTATTAAACGCGATTGCCCGAAAAGTAAAAACTGCGACATTGCGCAACGCCTCTAAAAAATTAAAGGTCAAAAATAAAGACCTGCGCTACATGAAGGCAGACGGAAAAGGTGAGCGTATTTCAGTGTTTAAGGCCAATGCCAGTAACCAAAAAATATTGCGTTCAGAGGTTAAATCATACGGCACCGGCATACCGCTAAGCCGATTAAATCCAAAGCAAACAAAAAGCGGAGTGCGCACCCGTGCAAAAGTGGCGGCGGGCGCATTTATCGCAACCCCAACGGCCAAGCCAGTTGGCAGCGTCAAGGGACGATATAAAAAAAGTAGCAAGCGCTTTGATGGCCAAACAGAAGTATTTAAGCGCATTACTAACGAACGCTACCCATTGCGAGTTGAGCGTTTAAACGTTGCCAAGATTATCAGCACGGAATTGAAAAAAGCCGCCAACGATATTGTTGCAAATGAAGCGGCTACCATGCTGTTAAAAGAATTTGAGTATCGCCTAATGCGGAAAATAGGAAAATAAATGGCCACACGTAAACAAATTCGCGAAGCGGTTAAAGCCCGCATTTCTTCGGCGTTTACCACCGTTTATTCATCATGGCGCAACCAAGTAGACCCGCGTGATTTTCCTTGTGCCATGGTGTATTTCGAAGGTGGTCAGCCCGAAGGCGTACACGGCAACTACGAAACCGAAGCGCTAATCACTGTTGAGATCTGGGAGCACGATGCTAGCAACCTAGACGACGCCCTCGATCTACTTGGCAACCAAACCAAGGCATTAATCGAACAAGACGACACCCTTGCAGGCGTTATCGACGGCATGGTGCTGAATAATTTTGATTACGACCGCGATCCCGACTCATTTGCCGGGATGCTAACCCTAACATTTAACGTAACTTATCAAGACGAGGACTAACCCATGTCACTTAATCGCCATATTGACTTCTGCATTTACGACGAAGCCAGTACCAACACCGACAAATTCGAGCGCGTAGGTTCAGTGCAGGCCTTGGGCGGTATTGATTTAACTGCCGAAACCAACGAAAACACGCCTTACGGCTCCGATCAAGGCGACTATCGTGGCTTTGACTATGGCCTAAAAGATGCGGGTGAGTTGAGTGCTACCATTCGTTATGAAAGCGCCAACGCCAACGCCCAAGTACTGGCCGATGCCTTTCACAACGGCACCAAAGTGCAGATCGCGCTTAAATTCCCTGCAGCACAAGGCAAGCAATTTCAGGCCACTGTGTTGGTGACTAAATTAGCGATCCCGATGGACATTGGCGCGAAAACAGACCGCCAATTCACCATGAAAATCGACGGCGAGCCAACATTCGCAACCTTGGTGCCGCTAGCATGATCTGGCTAATGTCGCTGTTAATCAGCGCCTTGGTTTGGCTGCAACTGCTAGACCGCTATGGCAAGTTAGAGCACTTCATGCCCGACATTAAAATCGGGCATTTTTACGTCGGTACTATCAGTGCATTTGAGCACTCAGTATTCAGCGATGCCTTGCGTGAGCTTGCTGATATGCAAATAGATGTGGCCGAGGGTAATGCACGCTTTGAAATGCTGCGCCTGCAAGTTATAGCCATGTGTTGCTGCGATCGCTTCGGGTGGCGGGTATACGATCACAATAATCAGGCTCACTTGCGCGAGTTGCAAGACCTGCCGCAATACATGCTCGAAGAGCTGGCGAACGCCGTTGCTATAAAAACAAGGCTGAGTTGGGTAGGTGTTAAAACCGAAGCGAGTGAGGCCGAAGAAGAGCACGAAAGCGAGCTGGCTACAAACCCCTCGTAGGCCAGCAGCACCGGCGCTGGGCATTTCGCCTAGCGATGATCTGCGGTGAATGGAATGTTGATAAATTACTGCATCAAATGCCCGCGCATTTAGCAGTAGAGTGGCAAACATTCCTCGCCCTAGAGCCTCACGGGGCATTAGCAGATGACCTGCGTTCTGCTCAGGTTTGCGCGCTGCTGGCCAACATCAACGCCCCCAAAGGGCGAAGTTACAAAATCCAAGACTTTGTCGTAAACACCTACATTCCGCCGAAAAAACAAACGGCAGAAGAGATGTTTGCACTACTCGAAGGCATGTTCCCAAATGGCAAAAAACACTGAATTAAAAGTCCGCATTACGGGCGACAGCGCAAGCTATACGAACCAAGTATTTAAAGCGACCGCTGCCAACGATGCGTTTGGTAACTCAGTGCATGGCGTTAGCAAAGGGCTGGTTGCGATTAACGGCCCTCTAGGCGGGATCGCCTCGCGGTTTGAAGCCGTGCGTGGCATAGTGTCTGCTAATACCGTTGGCTGGGTTGGCTTGGGTGCTGCTATTACCGGCGCCTCGGCGGTTTTATTATCGTCAATCAAAACGTACAACCAACACGAACAGCAGCAGCTAAAAGTTCAGCAGCTGCTAAAAACCACGGGATATGCTGCGGGGTTAAGCGCCCAAGAGCTACAAACTCAAGCCGAAGAAGTCGCGCTTAGCACACTGGCCAGCGTTACTGGCATTCAAGAGGCCCAAGGTGCTCTATTAACGTTTAAAAGCGTGCAAGGCGAGACATTCACCGAAGCCATCGAACTGTCACAAGATATGGCGGCGGTATTTGGCGGCACGGCTAAAGATAAAGCCCTGCAATTAGGTAAGGCATTACAAGACCCGATAAAAGGCATTAACGCGCTGTCTCGCTCGGGAGTAAGTTTTAGCGACTCGCAAAAAGCCATGATTAAATCCATGGTAGAAACCGGCGATAAAGTCGGTGCGCAACGAATTATTTTAGAAGAACTCGCCAATCAAGTTGAGGGTGCAGGTTCTGCTCAGGCGGGTGGTCTAGCAGGCTCTATCGACACCCTCGGCCAGAGCTGGGAAAAGCTGCAAATTAATCTCGCCAAAGGCACTGCGGCTGAAACCGCAACCGATTGGATCAATGGTTTAGCCAATGCATTTTATCGCCTGGGCGAAGCAATCGAACCATCAGTCAAGGGTTTAGAAACCCAGCTAACAATATTAGAAAATCGTTTAAATAGCGGTTTCTTCGGTCGCAATAAAGACAGCCAAAAATCAGCGGTTTTAAAACAAATTGAGGAAGTTAATCAAGCCCTATTAATTACCAAAGCGCGCAGCGGTGATCTCGAATCGCTTGATACGCTGATAGGTAAAACTCAATCCAAGATTGAGAATATGAAAAAGCCTGCGGAACAAGGAGAAAAAGAAAAAGGTATTAGTTGGTTACCAGAGTGGTTGCAGCCAAGCGGTGAAGGGTCTAGTGGTGGGCGTAGTGCGAAAGCTGACGAACTATCTAAAGCCAAAGCGCTTTCATCCGAACGAGCCTTTCTCAAGGAAATGCAGGCGTTAAGAGATGATGCTCAAAAAATAAAAGATGAATCTGCGGCAACTAAAAAGGCCGAAGAAGCAAAAGATCAAGCTGCAACAGAGGACAAGCAAAAAGCCGCTGCGGACAAAGCAAAAACCAAAGCTCAGTCAGATCTCCAATCGCTCCGTAAAACTCTAGCCGACAAAAAAGAACTCGAGCAAATGGCGTACCTCGAACGCCAACAGGCAATAGAAAGTATTGCCGCTGCGGGAGCAATCGACGAAGCAGAGCGTTGGCAGTTAGAGACAGACAGTTTTGAAACCTATCAGCAACGCCTAACCGAAATTCAGCAAGCCGAACTCGACAAGCGCGATAAGGCCAAAAAAGACGCAGACGCCAATAGTTATATCCAGCTGTTGAACTCCATTGGCTTGGGCATGGAAGCAGAAACCGCCGCGCATGAAGAGCGTATGGGTAAGCTGCAAGAAAGCCTAGAGCAGCAGCGTATTACTCAGCAGCAATACGATGATATAGCCGTAGCTATGGAATCAATGCACGGCGCTCAAATGGCGGCAATACAAGCGCAAACTTATGGTGCAGTTGCAAGCCATTCGCTTAGCGCGATGGAAAGTCTAGGCAAGCAAAACTCTAAGTTTTATAAGATATTATTTGCAGCCCAAAAAGCGGCCGCCATTCCCTCAATTATTGTCGATACCGAAAAAGCAGCAACCAGCGCCTTAGCCTCAATGCCTGGGCCCGCCGGTATTACATTATCCGGATTTATTCGCGGAATGGGTTACGCCTCTGCCGGGGTTGTAGCAGGCACCGCCATTGCAGGTGCCTTTGAAAACGGCGGCGTTGTACCTGGCAACAGCTACAGCGGCGATAAGCTGCTAGCTGCCGTTAACTCCGAAGAAATGATTTTAAACCGCGCCCAGCAAAACCAGCTATTCAAAATGGCCAACGGGCAGGGCGGTGGCAGTGCGAAGGGCGGCAATAACATTGTGCAAGTGATTAACGCCAGTAGCGGCACCAAAGCCACGACACAAGAAACCACCGACGGCCAAGGCAACACAGTAACCCAAGTTCTTGTCCACGATCTTGACAGCGACGGCGAAGTAACACGGCGCTTAATGAGCAAATTCCGCTTAAATCCGTACGGAAGTTAACATGACCGACTACACCCGCTACCCAACTATATTGCCACTGCCGCAATTAATCGGTGCCGCGCCCAAGCGCCAAAGCGGCGTAGTGCGCGTACCCATGGAAAACGGCACCACACGCAACCGTCGCCGGTTTCGTGGCCAGCCAGCCCGCGCAAGCCTGCGAATTTTATACACCAGCGCGCAACTGCAGGTATTTGAAAGCTGGGTAGATAATTTAATCGACGGCGGAGCGCTTCCGTTCACATTTCCCGTGCTCACATCCTCCGGCGTGATCGACCACACAGTAAAAATGATCGACGACTACACGCCAAAAGTAATCAGCCCAAACCGCTGGGAAGTGAATGTGCAGATTGAAATTACCGATTTGGTAACCCTCAGTATCGACGACCTCGTCGGTCAGATCGAAGGCCTCGCCAATGCCACTGGCCCGACCTACGACGCGCTCAACACCGCGCTAACCGACTACGTAACGCCGAATTAAATTTATACATTATCAAGAGCATAAATATGGCCTCCCTAACAGAAACTTTAGCGCTAATCGAGCAACTGGTCGCCGATCTTGAAAGCCTCGCGTTCGGTGACGACGCAACCAGCGTTACCCACAGCGGCCAAACTCGCGACAGCGTAGCAAAGGCCATTAAAGGTAAATTCGATGCAATTCAGGCAATGGTTCAGGGGCGATTGACCTACGAAACGAAAACACTCATGGATGCAGCGGGAGCGCCTCCGGCTGGTGAGTTAGCGGAAGTATGGAATGATCTGAAGCTTGAAAATAATGGTCTTTATGGTTGGGATGGGACAGATTGGGTTAAAAGTACTTATGATCCATTAAAAGAATATCAAGAATTAAAACGCCGCGCACAAGGTCTTGAATTTAAAGCGGTGTCATCGTTTGATAAATATACGTCATCTGCTAGTGATGATATTACTCCGGTTTTAGTTACAGAAGTCGGAGCAAATAAATTATCGGTGCTTGGGCATAATGATGCAGGGGAATTGGAGTTTACGGCAACGCCAGAAACGGCCCACCGTCTTGTGCGAAGCGGAATAAGTGCGGCAGGTGCAATACCTGTTAATTATTGTTCGGCGTTAGATGATATTTCAATGGCATATTGCACAGACGATACAGAGCCTAAAATTATTGCCGCAATAATGAAAGACGGCTCGATATTGCAAGGGGATAGCTCTTATGATGGTTTGCGTATAGCGAACTATCCGGTTGTTTATCATATTGTTAATGATGGTCAATCGCAAAGCCTAGGAACAACCGCATCGCCTATTTTAACGTCTCCGGGTGATATTCACGGTTATATAATGGCTAACGGTAATTTAATCAGTAAAACTGATTTCTATCCGTTAAAGAGCGGCGGAGAGAATAATGTGGAAACACCAGCGTCAGGAATTATCGAAGGATTGATAAATTGGCTGATTGAAAAAAAGAATATTAATATATCAGGCAAGAAATTCAAATTTGCCGCTAGCTGTCCGGGCGTTGGTGGTAGTACGATTGATCGTTACGTTCCGGGAGGTTGGTATTATGATGGTTTTTTTGATCAAGTTTACGGAATAAAGTCTGCCGCTGAACAGATGGGTTATCAGTATCAAATTCATGCGTTTACGTGGTCACTCGGCGGAACTGATATGAACAGCGGTACTTTGTATCAAGATTATTACGATAATCTTTTACTACTGAGATCAGATCGAGAGGCACAGCTAAGGACAACATTTGGAAACCCATTACTAAAGCTGCATTGCATAACGTGGCAAAACGGGCAGCGTGTAGCTAGCGGTGTATTGCGCACAATGGATGTGCCAAACGCTCAATGGTATGCTTCAAAAAATGTACCTGAAATCTATTGTGCATGTCCTTACTATCATTTTCAGTTTAACGACTCTGTGCATTTAACAAACCTATCCAGCAAGGCATTGGGATATTATTTTCAGCGTGTATATCGAGAGGTTGTATTACTTGGGAATGATTGGAAGCCTGTACAGCCAGAGAGCATTACGGCGGTAGGTTCAACGGTTTATGTATCTTTCCATGTTCCTACCGGCGCACTAAAATTTGATCGTGATCTAATTATTAATACGCCCGCAAATGAAGGTTTCAGGGTTTTAGATGATACCGGCGAGCTAACAATCACAGCCGTTCGAATTATTGGTGGGAAAAAGGTTGAAATTGACGTTTTAGAAACAATCGGAGCAAATCCCCGCTTGAGTTATGCGGAAGTTTTCGATGGATCTGGGGTGACAACAGACAACAATCACCCGCGAGGCACTCTGCGAGATAGCGCCGGTGATATTGAGCAGTTAACAGAATATGAAATAGATGACAACGGTGGCCCTACTGTGTTCCCGTTGCATAATTTCTGTGTGACATTTAACGAAACAATTAACTGAGGCTATAATAATGCCAGCAAATAATTTTCCAGTAATTAAGCTAACCGGAATTACATCGCCAAATGCTAACTTGTTGCCATTGAATGGCGTTGATTTATCAAAGCCAATGGGCATTGTTAAAATTGATTTTGGTGATATCGCGGCTCCAGATTCAACGTGGAACGTAGCGGATACCGTTAGCGATAATTATGGCGGCGGGGTAACTTCGGAAGTTCCTGAATTTCAGGCTTTGGACACATTAGGTAATCTAACCCGTCTTTTCGTAACAACTGACGAATTATTTTTTGGTAATTCGGATCCGACAGGTGATGCCGCTGCGGAGGGGCAGGATTATATATTTTTGGCAGTGCCTGGATCGCTTGCTGCCTATCCATCGACTGGCGCATTAACGGCTAGCATATATTTAGATAATTTAGATCCCGGCAAAACTTATGATCTAGAGATGCTAGCCCGTCGAGATGCAACAGGAAATCGAACAGCGGAATATCACATCAACGATGGATTAACAAAAATAGTAAATGCGGCTAGTAATACTACAACTACAACTTGGGCGAGTGTTAGTCCAGACGAAAATGGTCGTATAAAGTTAACAATCGACAAAACAAATTACCAAACAGCACCGGGGTTTGGTTACATAAATTGGCTGACGGTTTCTGAAAACTAATGTCCCTCATCCTCAACACCATTTTTCACTCAGCCAGCACAACTGACTCGCCACTCTATTTATTAGAGCTGGCGTGTTCGGCGTGGCCTGCGCCGTTGCGTTATGCGGTATCCGCGCAAGACGAAACCGTTACGCTGCCGAGTGCTGAAACGGCGGTGTTTTTGTCGTCCGGCTTGGCGGTAGCACTGCCCGATCAGTCGGCGAGTGGATCGCAAGACATGGTATTTCAGTTCGACGGTGTCAGTATTATTGCCTTGGAATATATTGATTTAGCCATTGCCGATTATGCCGAGGTAACCGCAACGCTGTACACCTACACTCATTTACACCGCGATGCCCCGCAAAAGTCGCCGTTAACGCTGCAGGTTGTTAGTGCGGTTGCTGATAAAAAATCATTTCAGGCGGCGTGCAAGCACCGCGATGTGATTAACTCGCCGTTTCCTAAGTTGCGTTATACGCCAAAAATAACACCAGGGTTAAAGTATTACGCCTAATGAATATTCATTTATATCAGTCTATTCCCTACGTTGACGGTGGGCGAACCCTTGCCGGTTGCGATTGTTGGGGATTGGTGCGTTTGGTATTAAATACCGATTTTAATGTACTGTATTTGCCGAGTTTTGGCCGTGTAAGTGCTGGGCAATACGATGCGATGGATACCGCATTTAAAGATGGCGTAGAAGATTTTAAGCAAGTGCAAGAGCCGCAAGCGGGGGATGTAGCCTGTTGTTTTAATCAGTCGGGTAAAATGGCACACGTAGCGGTGGTAATTCATGGCGACCGTGGGCTAACCGCATTAGAAACCACCAGTAAATATGGTGTGCGTACCATGCAATTAGCTGCATTCGTAAAGCTGTATCATAACCCAGTTAAACCCGTGGAATTTTATCGCTATGCCTAAATTGCGTGTGTATTCGAATAAATTAAAAGACGAACACGAAAGCAATGATATTGCCGTGGGTGAATCATTCGCGGGTTATCTACAAAAAAATGTGCGGGATTATAGCGCAGGCCACGAGGCTGAATCGCAGTTTTCCGTAGCGTTGAATGGTGTGCTATTACCGCCTGCGGAGTGGAATACACCATTAAAAGAAAATGATGTGCTGGATGTTGTATTAGAGCCAAAGGGCACGGTTGCAATTGTTGCGGTGGTGTTGGCGGTAATTACAACGGTAGCGTCGATTCGTGCTATGAATGCGCTGGATATCCCCGATAATTACAACTCAACAACGCCCGATAGTAGCTCTATTTATTCGGTAAACGCGCAAGGCAACAAGCCTAAGCTGATGGGGCCGTGGCCTGAGCTGTTTGGTTTTCATAAAACCTACCCTGATTTAATTGCCTCGCCATGGCGCAAGTTTGTAGCGCATGAAGAATGGAAATATATTTTATTGGCAGTAACCAATGGCGAGTGTCAGTTAACAACGGCGGATATTTATATCGGCGATACGCCTGTATCCGAGTTGGGTAGTGATATTGATATCGCGATTTTTGCACCGGGTGATTTTGTTGGGTCTCACCCTGCGCATGCGCACATGTATAACGTGGCTGAGGTCGCGGGTGGTGGTGTCGAGCTGCTGGGTAAAATCCCTGATTATGATTTTACATATACCAGCGGAGTTGGCGACACGGTGTATTTGTGGGAGGTTCAGGCAAATCCAAAGCAATTAATGATGGCTTCCTATTTTGTCAGTGAGCCTGGTGTTGCTAGCCGTATGTTCGACGAGAATTGGGCCGAGGATTACTACGCAACATACGATACCGCCCTTGAAGGATTGGTGGTGTATTTAACCGGTTATGCGGGTTATTACCGCGTAACGAAGGGCGGCGCTATTCCTACGTTTCAGCGAGTGGATCCGGTAACGTTTGAATACGACACCAGTTGGACTGGGTTTGGCACGGAGGGTGATATAGCGCAGGGCTATTGGAATACCGTGTTAGATGCGGATTATGGCGAGTATGCTGGTTGGTTTAATGCAGTTCCTGAGGGACAGCAGACCGACGCCATTAGTTTTGATTTTCAGTTCCCCGAGGGTTTGACAGCGCTTGACGCTAACAACACGCCGCAAGAGCGTTCGGTGACGATTGAAATTGACTATCGCACCGGCGCGGGTGGTGCAATCACGACAGAAACCGAAACATTCACTGAGGCAACGTTAAATGAGCGGGGCTATACCATTACTAAATACGTTCCGTTGGGTGAGTATCAGGTTCGTTGCCGCGTAACCACTTATGCCGCCAACGATTTAAAAATAAAAGACCGCTGTATGTGGACGGGTTTGCGTAGCGAGTTTTATGGCGTTTACACGTATCCTGGCACGGTGATCGCGATGGCAATTAAAGGCACGCACCGTCTAAGCGGTATTGCAAGCCAAAAAGTTAATTGTAGGCCCACACGCAAGCTGCCAGTGCTGCAATACAGCGGTGGCGTATACAGTTGGACTGCGCCACAAATAACGCGCTCGGTATCCGCTGCGGCGGGCTATGTGTGTAAGCAAGGCGGCAATACCGACGAGCAAATAGATCTTGCTGAACTGTATCGCATTGGCCAGATCCTTGATGGTCGTGGTGATTATTTCGATGGCATATTCGATAGCGACACAACCACATGGGAGGCATTAAAACGCATACTCGCCGTGGGGTTTGCGCAGCCGATTATCGACCACGGCCAGATCGTGCCGGTGCGCGATGATCTACGCACCGATCTTGGCACACAATTCAGCGAAGCGAATTTAAAAAAAGGCACGGGCTTTAAAGAAAAAACGATTTTACCCGGCGAGGCCTCCGATAAATACGACGGCTGCGAAGTGGAATATACCGACCCCGACACATGGAAAAGCGCGACTGTTAAATGCTTGCTGCCTGGGCAAGGGGGCGTAAATCTTGAAAAAGTACGCATGTATGGTGATATCGATCGAACGCGGGCATACCAGTTTGGGATGCGTCGTTTAGCCGCTAGGCGCTACCGCAACCGCACTATCGAATTTACGACAGAAATGGATGCGCTCGGGCAGCGCTATCTCGATCCTATTCAGATCGGCTGGACCATGCCGCACCGTAGTCAAACGGGCTATGTGCGTGAGGTGATCGGCAATGTGTTGCGGCTTAGCGAGCCAGTGGCATTTACAACCGGCGAAAACCATACGGTAATTGTTAGCGAGCCAGATGGCACCGCTAACGGGCCATACGTTGCCACGGCGGGTGACGACGATTATCACATAGTGCTGGATACGCCCTTGAGCTTTTCGCCTGATTTTAGCGGCAAGATCGAGCCGCCCAAATATCAGTTTGGGCCAGACGGCAAACGCTCATTGAGTATGCTGCTGGATAAAATGACGCCAAACGGCATGGATAGTGCGAACGTTGTGTGTGTGATTAACGACCCGCGAGTATACGACTACGACGATGCAACGCCGCCGGTAGACGCTTAAATCGTCTTCAAAAACGCGACCAGTGTCCTCCGCTGGTCTTCCTTTGCTGTTGCAACCACTCTTAGAAACTCCTTCACTAAATCACGCCTACGCGGGCAATTCAGTGCTTCTAGCTGCTCATCTATAAATTCCCGATTCCGTGCGGGAAGGTCTTCAATGCGCTTGATTACGCCTGACTTGTCGCCATAAAACAGCCAATACCCTGTTACACCTGTTAGGCTGGTGAATACGACGTAAAATAGCGGGGGCGGTTGCGTGCGAGTTGGGCGATATCCTCGCGTGCCTTGCTTCTCCCAATTTCTATACGACTTTTCTGTGATCGTTTCTGATCCGTTGATCTCAAGGATCGTGTTTATCTCACTGACGAATCTTGCTACTGACGTAAAACCCGCGTCCTTGCGGGCCGAATGCATTCTCAGCCCAAACGTGTCTCTATACATTTATCACCCAAAAACTACAGGATTTTTGCCCGCTGCGGACAAATTGCATCAAAATTAACCCTAGCGGGAAAAGAACAGATGTAAAGTAATTGACGTATATAGTCTGATGGGTAATGTTTGGATTACGCACTGAAGCGGCGTTTAATAAACAAGGAGTAGTCAGATGACTAACATAATCCCGATTGAAGAAACCCACCAACGCTGGATCGTACAGATTATTGACGGCCGCGTGATGTGCGCTCAAAAAATACCATTCAATGCGGTTGTCATGCCCATTGATGCGCTGCCCGACGTAGTGGCCGATAGGTCATTAGTTGATGATAATTTGGCGCGGCGTATTGCGGATGAGTGTGCGAGAAGGGCTTAGTTGCCCGATAACAACAATAGGGATGTTCATTATGCTAAATAACTATCCTGCAATCATCACTGCGCCTCAGCGCTGGATCACAGAAATCACCCCACTGGTGCCGTCCGGCACGTGCAAAGAATCTCACATTATCACGTAGTGATACGCCTTGAAGACATAACAAATTTATTGATGGATAAACTCATCATTAGCGAAGAAATCGCAGAACAAGCGCTCAAGGCTCTGGTTGGGTGTCACTGATTCGCTAGCATTGCCCAGCCGCGCACCATGGGGCGATTTGTTGATGAGCATATGCGGGCTGTGGGTTTTGAAGGGGTGATATGAAAGTTATCCACATATCACAATCTAAATTTTAAAAATAGGGCAAGCTGCGCCATGTTGTATTGTACGTAACGCACGGTTAGACTAAATGAAGTTGGTCGGGTGATGCTGAATTTCAGGCAAAAAAAACCCAGTGTTGGCGCACTGGGTCTCGATCAACAAAGCACTGCTTTGCTGCCCATATTTGCAAATGTAGTGCTCCTTACTCATTGAGTCAAGACAGAATTGTCAAGACTGAACTATGGGAGCCTTATATGGCTAACAAACGAAGAAGTAAATTTGAACGTTTCAAGCTGGTGTTGCTGGTGATTCGAGCGCTTGCTCGTTTGAAGCAGGTCGTATTTCCCTTTGGTGATGTGGTAGCGCCGTGGGTGTTGGATTGTTTTGATCAGATAGCGATATGGAGTGCTGAGATTATTGAAGCTCTCAAGGATTTTGATATCTGGTAGGGTTGTTTGCGCTCAAGGATGAGATATTAAGGGGTCTTTGCAGGCTGGGTATCCCTCTGGGACTTTGCCGCGTTTGTTCCTTTTGGTAACGCAGTATTGATGGAATTTACTTTTTCTTAGCCCGCACTGCGCAGCCATGCTTTTAATGAGGTCGGGGCCAAATGGTGCCTTCGGGCAATCAACAGTCACTTTTGTAAATTTCCCGTTGACGTATCCAACCCATTGCTCATGAGAGGTGCCGTTTTGGGGTCTTGGTTCTAGCCCGAGCCATCTAAGTGTGTCTTTGACTTGTCTGCAATCTAGTGGTGGTAGTTTTCGACCTAACAACTATTAGCCCTCCTTGGCTGGTGTGCTTTATGCGCATTCTCTAGGATGCATTTTTTCAGAGAATACACTTAGATACTCGCTGCGGGTTTTGGCTTTGTTCTTGAGTGCGATTGAGAATGAAAGTGCCTTCACGATGACTCTTATGATGTGGTACTCAATCATCACTGACATTGGTGACTTTCTATTCATTAGCTCGTCATAGTGTTCGCGATCAATGGTTGCTGCTTCGTGTATGTAGGTGCAAATTTGTGCATGAAGCTTTGTGGTTGCATCATGCAAGGAGTCTCCTTGCGCTGACAGACATAAGTCTACGCACGTAGCAACATACTGATCTCCACTTTTTTTCCCGTAGCAACGAAGATAAGTTTTAGCCATATGTTCTCTCCTTTTTGTGGTCTGCGTGACCGGTAGGGCTTTTGCCCTTATGTAATTGGTATAGTTTGTTTTTCAAGCTATGCCAGCTAGTCCGTTAGTTTTTACAATACTCTATAGTTTGAGTATTAATAGATCTTATTGTTATGTGCCTATGCTTTAGGCGCGGGCATGTTAATGCTAATAACGATTTCGGTAAATATATTCTGTAATCTTTACATTCGTAAAGCATTCTAATTGGTACCTATGTTGCCACCTAATGCGTAAAACATTCAATCCTATATATTTGGTTATTTCTATATATGTCAATAGATGTCGTGTTTGTCGTCAATATTTATAAGTTATAAGGATTTGTTGGTGGGTCTATTTTAGCTGTCGTATTTCACGCGGCCTTTCGGAATATACAGTGGTTTTTAGGGATAAAAATGTGGGTTTTGAGGCTGTTATTTTTACGAAAAAAACAGGTAAATTATTGTTTTTATTACATTTAGTTCTTGATTGTGATTCCTGTTGTCGCGGGTTCGATCCCCGTCGGCCACCCCACTTATACAAGCCTTTCAGTGTAAGCGTTCGCTAACATGTAGGCGTTTCGGAATATCTTATTCCGAATATACAGCATGTAATTTTGTACAGCATTAACGTTTCAAGTTGAAAAATAACATATTCACAGCGCGGGACCTTCGGCCCGCGTGCTCAGCGTTATGCGGATTTACGCTTTCTATAACGCAAGTCCAGCTCCTCAGTTTTAAATTCACATATAGCGCCGTTAGGGTGTTTAAGTTCATAGCACCATTCCCGACCTACAAAACCTCTTGGTATTGCCCGTAAAACCTCACATTTTGCATTTAGCCAGTAATTAAGACTTGCAGGCATGTTCACATCAATTTTTGATATGACCCGAACGGTCTGACCGGCTTCAAACACAGGATTCTCTTTTGGATTAGCTAGAATCGCTTTTAAAACATCTTCCATTCTTCAATACCCTACGCATAACAATGCGTTGTAAATGATTCACTGGCGTTCACAGTTAAACGCGGGGTTAGTGCGCTAAAGCGGCTTTCCCAGCCTTGATAGCCTCAACCGCCTCTGGGTCACCCTCGGTAATGTTCCAGCTTTCCAGTTCATTTGTAACTGCGCGCAGTGCTTCCTCTAATCTTGAGACGCGCTGCGATAGGTACATGATTCGGTCGCGGCCCATAGTGCATACCGCCTCGTGGTCGAGCTGGCCCCGCATCAGCATTCGTACCTTGTGAGCCACGTCAATATCGCTGTACTGCGCGCCGCACATTGTTTCTTTTTTAACTTCGTCGCCTGTCATAATCTTCTCCGTAGTTGGTCGCACACTAACAACACGCAGCACCATCGCTGCGCTGGACGCCCGTGGCGCCGGTGTGCTCGGGGTTATTCTCTTCACCGCGTCGCGGTGCCTTTGTTGAGTTTTAAATTGTACAGATCGGCCATCCGCTTGGTTTTGTGCCCTAGGTCTTTGCCGTCTGTACCCGCTTTTTTCTTCATGTCGTGCAATGTTACGTCTGTGATGCCGGTGGCGGTTTTCACGTTGGTGAGTGCTTTTTGTAGTGCTGATTTGCTGATTCGGTCGCCGCGGGTGTTGCGTATGATGGGGCGCTCGCGTATCGGTTCGATCTTTCCTGCTGGATATAAGCTGATCGCGGTATCGATGGCGGTTTGCAATCGATCGCTTATTTCGATGAGCTCGCCTTTTGAGCCTTTGCTGCGGATGATGCGCAGGTATTCGATGCCATCTTCGATGATTATGTCTTCGAGGTTGAGTTTGCATACTTCGTTACGGCGCAGGCCGCACAGATAGGCGATTTCTATAAATCCAAAAAACCACGGGGTTGTGCTGTTAAGTGCGGCTTCTAGCATTTGTAGATACTGTTCGTCGGTGATGTATACCTGGCGAGCGGTCTCTTGGAATTTTATCAGGCCATCGGCTGGGTTTTGTTCCATGCCTGCGAGATATTGGCGCAGCCACTTGAAAAACGCTTGTAAGCAGCTTAGGTGGCGATTGGCGGTGGTTGGCTTGGCTTTGCCCTGCAGGATGGTACCGTTCGACTGTGTGACGGTTTGCGGTGTGTTCCAATAGTCCATGTAGCGACGTATGTGGGTTGGTTTGACGTTGGTGGGGGTCATGGCTCCGAATACATGCCGAATGCCGTTGTGTGTGGCCTTGCTGGCTGGGTTGTTTGGGTTAACGGCCACCTCGATGTAGCGGCGGTAGTCTTCTTGAGTGAGCCGGTTTAGGCTGATGAATTTGTCAGACACCATGAATTTGTTGAGCCAGTAGTTTACGTCTTTAGCCGGGCGTGCTTCGACGACGGCGCGGTCGTAGGCGTCCATAACGCTGCGGCGTACTTCTACCGGCTCTATGACGTTGCCGTTGTCGTCGCGTTGCAGTTTGATGAGCGTTTGGCATTTGCCGCCTTTTGGGCGATATTCGTAAGACGATTTGCCGCGATATACGCGCGGCGGTAGCCAGTTGTCTGCAGTGGTTTTTCTTTTTCTGGGTGTCATTGTTTTGCCCTAAGCGAGGTTGAAGCCTTCGTCATCTTGCAGTTCTGATAATTGATCAGCAAGTTTTGCTGATTCGATACCTACCATTGAATCGATTAGGCTGCATGGCACTAGCGGTGATCCGTCGGAGGCAGGAATGAATGCAATATGCATGTTATTGAGCACAGCAATGCGGGCGGCTTTTTGTCGCTTGCCGGTGAGCGCTGTCATGTCTGCGTCTGTTAGAAAATAACTGGCCATATCGTTACCTAAGCTGCTTCTAGCTCTTCTTGCAGGTGTCTTATTAGCGTGGCATTGGCGGTATGATCGCGGTCCCACGGTTTGTGTAGTTCGAATAATTTAATGATATCGCGCTGGGTTTTTTCGAGATCGACGGTATGGTCCGGCACTAAGAAGAACCCGCTGCTGCATACTTGATTTAGGTTTTGTTTATCGACAAAGCTCCAATGCGTGTCATCGATGATTTTATTTATCTCGGTGCGCGTGAGTGGTGCTTTTATTGCATCGATTAGCGTTTTTGTACCTTGCTCAAAGCCGGTATCGATAAAAACTAATATCATAATTGCCCACGTATTTTTACGATCCAGTATCTCGTTGGCTTGGGCAATGCTGATGTGATGCTTTGGGTTTCCGACTTCGGAGCCGAGCGAACCCATCATTGTGCCGTGCATGTAAAACGTGGTGCGTCTTACGTCATTTCGGTGACGTTGCGCGTTGCGGGCGGCGCAGGCATTTCGCGATTTTTTTTTGACTTTTTTCATATCTAAATCTCGGTTTAATTTAATTCAATAACACCTCGTTACGCGTCGATCTCGTACCTCGACGCGCGAACTCTTTGTTATAGGTACTCAAATTCGATCCTGTTGACTACGCTCATTGGGTTTGTGTCACCTGTCTTGTCATGGCTGATGAGAAAACCAACAAACTGATCCGGTGTCATTTCTGGAAAACCCTCACGAATACAGTCAGCTTGCGTTATGTCGCAAAGACACTCATCTCGCACAGAAATGACTCTGATCAATCCGAGTTTTTTTATTTTTTCACCTTTCTTTAAGCCCATCGCTTTTTCGACGCCGCAGATAACATCGCCGGGCTTGAGAAACGACCAGCCAAATCGCCGTGTTACTGTTTTAGTCTTTTCTTTAAACTGATTCGTAGTTAGAGCAAAACTCATATTTCTCGGCATATTCGTACCTATAACAATTCACTGTTGTCTTATTTCGCTCCGCTCAAAAGCAAAGCTCCGGGTTATCCCTTGTAATCTATTAGGCTGCGACCATGATCTGGACAACTGCATGTTTCTTTTTTACCGCCTTCCCAGCACTGTAGCGGGCGTGGCTCTGTATCTTCTGCGCCAATGTCACCGCTTAAAATATCGGTGGCGCTTTGGATCGCTTGGTATGCCCAGATAAACGGGGATGCGATTAGTGCAACAATTGCGATGATAATTACGGTTATTAGTACGGTTGTCGGGCTCATGCTGCTCTCCGGTTTTTCTGTTGTTGTTTTGTATTGGCTTTGGCGATGGCGGCTATTAAGCCTGGTGGCACTGAATTGCCTACCATTCGCACTTGAGCGGTTTTTGTGAGTGGTTTACCGTCGGCGGTGCGGTCGTGGATGTATCCGTCTGGAAAGCCTTGGGCTTTATATAATTCGTGCGGGGCCAGCATGCGCATGCCTATGTCGGTAATTTGATAGGTTTCGCCATTAATTTTTACTAGCACTAAACCAAAGCGGTCGTTGGTGGTGATGGTGTGCAGTGGTTGGTTGATGTCGCAGCCGTCTTTGTCGTTGCCGTAATATTTAATTAGAAATGCAGATACTAGGGCGTGATGATCTGTTGTTGTTATCGTGTCGAGTGGTGCGCGCATGTCGATACCTGCGCCTGTGTAATTTCCACCGTAGTGCTTAACTAGGAAAGCGGTTACCAGTGCAAAATGCCCGCCTTTAACGCCTGCGCATATTGTGCGCAGTGGTTCATCTAGGCGCATGTTGCGTTGGTTGCTGGCGTTGGCGTGTTCGGTGATGAATGGCGCCATTGTGGCAACGACTAATGCTGACTTTCCGTTGCCTTGGGTCATGATGGTGCCTAGCGGTTCTGCAACGCTATTGCCGCCGCCTGTGCCGAATTGACGATCTATGAATGCGTATTTATTTTTTTCTAAAATAAAAGGATCGTTCGATTCTAATACAAATTTACGCAGGCCTTTGGCGATGCGTGCCATGGTATTTTCTGCCAATGGCTTTGGGCGATTAAATATAGAGCGGCATGGTATGGACCAGTCGATACAGTCGGCTGCGGTTTTGTAAGGCAATAAGCCTTTGCTGTGAGTGGGTTCTGGCCATTGCACTTGTTGTCCGTCGCAGCGGGCGACCATAAAAAAGCGTTTACGGGTGGTGGGTATTCCGAAGTCGCAGGCGCGCAATTCTTTGGAATCGACGTTGTAGCCAAGGCCGGTAAATACTGGCGATATATCGAAGCCTAACGGCATGAATTCGCGCAATTCTTTTACCGCTGGGTGTGTTTTTTTAATGCCGGTGGTAAGCATTAATATAAATGCCTCGAAGGTTTCACCAGCGCGTTCTTTGATCGGTTGGCCTTCGGTGTTGAGCGGGCCCCATGTTTTAAATTCTTCGACGTTTTCTAAACTAATTTTTTCGGGGCGTTTGAGTATTGCCCATTTAATGACGATCCAAGCGAGGCCGCGAATTTCCTTCTTTTTGGGTTTTCCGCCACGGGCTTTGCTGTGGTGTGTGCAGTCGGGCGAAAAATGCGCCCATTCGACGGGCAGGCCGTGAGTGGCTTTTAGTGGGTCTACGTCCCATACCGATTCACAATAATGCTGTGTGTCTGGGTGGTTCACCTGGTGCATTGAAATCGCTTCGGCATTGTGATTGATTGCGATATCAACCGGACGTTTGAATGCCATTTCTAGCCCCATTGATGCACCGCCGCCGCCAGCGAAATTATCGACGATTAGGGCGTTGGGTAGGTGTAGGCCCATCTGGCCTTGGGTGGCGTTGTAGATGTGCATTAGATGGCCATCCCGTTTTTTTTATTCGGCGTTGCGATGGTGAGCATCATTCGATCAAGTTCAGCGTATAGCTGCTCAAGAGTGCCGTTATTGCTTATTACGATGTCGGCATCTTCTTTTGTGACTGTGCAGCTGTCTTCACTTTCTGCGGGCAGGCGGTTGCTGGCGTCGATCCAAATGGATAGATCAAAGAGGCCGGCGGCCTTGGTTGCATCAAACTCTTTTTTACTTCGAATCCCACAATAAATATCGTGATCTTGAAAAATTATTTCGCTTAATACGGCTGGGTTGTGGTGGCAATAATTACTAATTAATGCATACCAGATTTTGCGATGATTCCCGCGGTCGTTAAAGCATTCTTCAATCGTTTTGTAACCGTGGATATCTTTTAGCGCTGGGTAGATGATTGCTTCGCAGGCAGCCTCTGAGCTGCTTTTGAATGTTAGCCCGTACTTGTCGCGTAGGTATTCGCAGGCGGTGTCTTTTCCGTGACGGGCGTGGCCCATTATCATTAATTTCATGCTGTCACCACTGCAATTAGGGTTACGGTTAATAAAAATCCGATGGTGGCTAGGCCGTGTGTGGTGAAGTGTTTCATGCTGCTTTGCCTATTTTCTTTTTCGCGAGTTCGGCGAGTGCTGCTTTTTCAGCGGCTTTTTTCTCGCGGTAGCGTTGGCGGGCTTTTGCATTTTTGGTGCGCTGGGCGTTGGCGCGATTGCAAAGCTCGGTTTGGGTGAGGGGTTTGGTTTCGTGAATCGTTGAGTTGGTTTTGCGCCAGCCGGCGGTTTTTTTGGCTTTTTCGCGGGCTGCGGCTTTTTTGCGGGCGTCGTCGCTGTTGACGATATTTTCACTGGCGTAGGCGTCTGGGCCGTAGTCCAGCACGTTTACCTTGCCGCCTTTTGCTAAATAGGCAGCTACGTCGGCGGCGATTGATTCGGCTTTGGCTTGGTGCTTTGAGCTTGGGTTATGTGCTGGCATGACGTTCTCCTAGGCGATTTCGCCGGTTGTATCTGCAAATATGTAAATCGGGTTGGCAAATTCTTTGGCGGGTACGCCATGGCTAAAAACACCGATAAAATTACCGTCGATTAATTGTTTGCACTGCGATGTGACAGTTTCGTCTGGGGCCAGTTGGCGCGCTGCGAGGGTATTTAGTACCGGTGGTTTTGGCAGTATGTGTGCGTTCATGGCGTGTTCCTTAGCGGTTAGTGTTTTGCGTTCTGCCAAGCGATACGGCGTATTTCGGGTGTTGGCATGGTCAGCCCGCGCATGAATAGAAGTTTTTCGTAGTCGCTGGTTATGGCGGTGATATATGCGTTGCGTGATAGGTCTCCAACGCATTTGCAATCTATTGCGCCGGTGCCATTGCAGTCTTTGCACTCGCGTTCTTGTTCGCACTCGCAGCATTCCGTCTCGCCAATACCGTTGCATTCCGGACATGGGTGTTTTCGAGTGCTTTCACATTTTTTGCATGCAGGTGAAAGATCAGAGATGTTCTTTATCCATGCTTCATAGCTGAACGGGCTTGGCATGGGTGGTGGTGGTAAATGTGGTAGTGCGAGTAAATTGTTCATGAGTAGCTTCTCTGTTGTCGTTTGTTAGGTTCGCGGCTTCCTTGCCGCTTCACGTCTCGGGTGCGTGATTAGTGGCTCACCAGCGCGGCAATTTCGGCAATTTTTTGATGTGCTAGCGCTGGGTTTGTGCGGTAGTTGGCGATTTGTCGGGCGTGGGCGGTGTCGCCTTTGAGTAGTGCGCGCAGGTAGTCGAGGCCTGCAGGGCGCACGAGTAGCATGGTGTGGATGCGCCATGTTTTGCCAACGTGGTAGCTGGTTGTTTCGGTGTCGAACAGGTGGTTTACGTGCGGACGCGGGGTGTTGCGGCGCAGGTTGTCGGTGTATAGGTCGCCGTGCTCGCGTAGTTTTGCGAGTAGTTCGCGTGGGCCTATGTTGAGCTTATGCGCGGCGGTGGTGTATGGGGTGCTCATGATGCACCGCCTAGTTTTAAGTCAATCAGCAGCTTTTGAGGGCTTGGGAGTTTTGGGAGTTGTTCAAAGGCGTCTAGTACTGCGTCTTGTATTTCGGTGGTATAAATTGATGAGAGGTCGATGAGTGATTTTCGATCGCCTATGAAAAATCCATGTTGTTGAATGGCTTGCTTGATAGCTAGCTGGCGTACGGTGGCAAACGCAGGGTTGTTGTAGCTTTGTACGCAATCAATAAGGGATGCGGTGATCCAGTAGTTTTTACGGCATTCAACTATTGCAGTTTGCAACTCGGCTGGCAAGGTTGGATGGCTCATGCTTTCACCTCGGCGGTGATGTGGTGTATGTCGATTTCGGCATAGGTGCCTTCACCGATAACAACGCGGCCGCATTGGGCTTCGATGGTGTCCATTGCTTCGAGCCAATCGGGGCGCGTTAGCACTGCTGGGTGTAGGATGATGTCTGCCATGGTGGTTGCTCTTTAACAACTATTTGTTGTCAAAGAGTACAACAAAAACTTAACTAGTCAACAACAAAATGTTGTTTTTTGTTGTTTAATTAGATTGATATAGTTTTGATAATTATCTTCGAGGATTTTACGGTGAGTAAATCTGATGGCACGGAGCCAAACAATAAGCTGATCATATCGTTCTTGGTATTTGGTGTGCTTGTTGGGGTTATTTTGTTTGCGGCTGGGACGGCTAAAAAGAAAGATAGGGAGGAGGAGCTTAAGTACAGGATGAGCTTAGCTTCAAAAGCGGCTGATATTAAGCCTGTTGAGGTTAAGCCCTATACCGCATGGAGTACCCATAATTCAGTAGATGAAATGACGGGAGGTGTCTCTGCATACGCCACGTCAGAGATGTTTCCGGCTTCTGCTCCTATGGCTTTCCCATATTCTGATATTACATCTTATATAGGCATCGGTTGCGATAAGAGTTCTCTGTGGGCTTATGTCGGGTTCAGTGATATACCAAATTTGATGGGTGGCGATTGGGATTCCGATGGCAGAACATACAATTATAGGGTTAGATGGGATTCTGAAGTTATTAAGACTAGTTTTTATCATTCTGTTGGGGGGAGGGCCATTCATTTTAATAATGAATTAGAAGCGGTTAATCTTATTAAAGCGCACAAAATAATGCGATTAGAAGTTAATTGGCATGGTAATGGTCTTGTATATTTTGACTATAATTTAACGGGATCTTCTAAAGCTATTTCTGAAATGATGAACACTTGTGGGCGTTAAGGTAGTATCGCCCCAATAATCTTGGCTGTTACTTTAAATGGCTCGGCTACGGGCGGGAATTGAGGGTTTAGTGGTATTAGTAGCTCGGTCCCGCCTTCCATATATAGCTGCCTGAATGTGGTTACTTTGTTTGGGCGGTTAGTCAGTTCTGCAATGACTACATCCCCGTTTTTGCATCTATTTGACTGTTCGGGATCTGCAAAAACTATTGATCCAACTGGGTATGCTCTGCCGAACGATGGGTGCATGGCGTTCGCTGAGTTTGGCTCGCCTTCGATCAGTAACGCGAATGTATTTTTGTTATGATCAAAAGGGCATAATACAGATCGGGTTGGGCTTTGGTCTGTATCTAATTCCCTAATTGTATATAGCGGCACTTTGTAAATTGATGCGTAGTTAAGAGTATCTTCCTTAACTTCATTATTACTCCCAAACATTAGCCATTCTGGCGTTACGTTTAATATTTCAGCTATCTTGCCAATGTGCTTGCTGTGCTTTGTTCTTCCTGAGCAGATGAATTGCACGGCCTGCTGACTGACACCTAGCTTTTCGGCTAGTTCAACTTGTGTTAAGTCGGCTTTTTCTAATGACTGCTTTAGTCGGTCGCCAAGGCTATTCATGCAAAACTCATAAAGTTTGTAGTTTTCCTAATATTACAAGAAAACATTGTATTCGACGAACTACATTTAGTTGTTGACGAAATACAACTAATACTAGTAATCTCTACTATATTGCTATTTAGGAGGTATCTATGAGCGAGCAACGAGAGGTTACAAAGAAGGCTATAAAGGCATTGGGCGGGCAAGTTGCCGTGGCTGATGATCTTGGTGTTAGCCAGCAAGCTGTTAGTCAGTGGGTATCGCGTAAGGGTGTTATTCCTGTTGAGCATATTCTTCATGTGGAAAAACTCCTTAAAGATGTGGGGTCTGATGTGGATCGGTACGAGCTGCGGCCAGATATTTATGGTGATCGTCCTTTCTCTGTTTCTTCGGAATCTACAACTGCAGCGTAATTAAATGATGGCGCTGTGACTGGTGTCTGGCGACATTTTTTGTAAAGGGGATAAATGTATGAGTCATGAGAGATTTCGGGTTTTCCCGCACGTTGATTTGCGTGATGCGTTGCGGCGCGATTTAAAGCGCATGCCTGGCGGTTTGGCGTCGGCGGCTCCGGTGATTGGCGTCAGTAGTGCGCAATGTATTGCTAATTATACGTGCAGTACTAAGCGCGGTTTTTTGGTATGTGATCCTGATTCTGCGCCGCGTTTTCAGTCGGCTATGTCATCTATGACGTTAGATCAGTTTGAATTAGCGTTGGATTATTGCGCGGGTGTGAATGTTGCTCATGCGGTGGCGGAGGCGGCGGGCGGGATGTTTATTCAGACTGTGTATGCGGATATTGAGGGCGATTTGATTCCTCAGTTGTCGTTGGCTATTGAGCGGCTTGGTGCGTTAACGCGGACGGTGACGGAGGCGGTTGCAGATCATCGTGTAACGGGGGCTGAGCTTAAGGCCGTGAAGTTGGATCAGGTGAGCTTGCGTGAGGCGGTGGATCGCTTGGTGGCTATTGTAGAAAAAATGCGGGATTAGTTTGCGCAATTTTTGGCGGAATTTTCGAATTTTTTTGAGGCTGCTATGGGTGATGTTATCGGTATGAATCGGCAGTATTCAGGGCGTTTTTGGATGATTAATGAGGATGAGGATGCTGCGCTTGAGTATCTGCCTCATCGTGATCAGGTTTTGTATTTGCGGGGTATTAAGCCGCATTTGGATATGTCTACGGGGTTGGTGGGTGTGGCTCGGCGGTTGAGCTATAAGGGGCTGGCTGAGCTGTTGGAGGAGCACAGGGCGCGGGGTAGTACGGTTGCGCGGGTTTCGGTTTCTAAACAGGCGGTTCGTGAGTGTGTAAAGCGGCTGACGGGGGCGGGTTTGTTGGATCAGGTTCGGTCTGGCGGGCGAGCGGAATGGCTTGTTTTTCGATTGCCTTTGGCTCATGCGGTATCAATCCGTTTTCAGGAGGAACAACGCATGAACAACACACCTAGAGCAACACACCTCAAGCCAGTAATGGTGCGGCCTACAGATGTAGGAACAACGCATGAACAACACACCATGAACAACACACATCAAGAGATCAAGATATATAACTCTACTAACGTAGAGTGTCTTAAACCTGCGGTTTTAGACGCTGGCGTTGGTTGTGATGATTTTGGTGCTGGCGATCAGGATGTGTTGGGTAATTGCCCTCATGCTGAGATTTTGGCGTTGTGGGCTGAGGTGTTGCCGATGTGTAAACAGCCTAAGCGGGCGCTGTGGTCGCAGGGTGCTGGGGCTGCGAATTTGGGGCATCGTTGGCGTCAGGCTGCGCGTATTCAGCACAGTGCGGAAAATCGCACGCTGTACCACGATCGTGAGAGTGGTTTGCTTTGGTGGCGGCAGTTGTTTGTGTATATCGCGAAGCATTGCCCGTTGTTAACAGCTGATGATACCAAGTGGTTTGATCTGCGCTGGTTGGTTAAAAAAGAGAATTTCTTAAAAACCCTAGATAAAAAATACGAGGGCTGAGCATGAGGCAGTTATGGAGCCGCGAGGCTGAGCAGTCGGTATTGGGTGCGGTGATGTTGGATGAGTCGGTGTTTGATGATTTGGCGGCTGTTGGTTTGGTTGCAGATATGTTTTACGACCCTAAGCACCGTTTGATTTTTGCGGTTACGGGAGTGTTGGCGGGTGAGCATTCGCCGCTAGATGTGGTGACGATTGCTGAGCGATTGGAGCAGCGCGGGGAGTTGGCGCGGGTTGGCGGTGCTGGGTATTTGTCGTCGTTGTCGGATGTGGTGCCGTCGGTGGATAACGCGGTGGCGTATGCGGGCTTGGTGCGTGAGTATTCGATTGAGCGGTCATATCTTGAGGCGGCGATCAATATGCGTGCGGTGCTTGAGGATGAGTCTTTTCCTGATCATTCAAGCCGTGTGGCGGCGTTGCAACAGATTTTGTTGAATACTGAGCGTGATGAGCGTGCGCAGACAATGCAGCCGCTTGGTGCGGCTTTGAAGGCAATGGTTGAGGATGTTTCGACGGCGTTTGAGGGCGGCGGTTTGACTGGCTTGGCGACGGGTTGGAAACATATTGATTATCGTTTGGGTGGGTTTCAGCCTGCTGATTTTGTGGTTGTTGGTGCGCGTCCGGGCATGGGTAAAACAGCGTATTTGCTGAATATTGTTCGCCATGTTGCTGCTGAGCAGAATTTGAATGCGTTGGTGTTTAGCTTGGAAATGCCTAACAAGCAGTTGGCTGGGCGGATGACGGCGGCGGTTGGATCGGTGAATCTTGGATTGATTAAATCGGGCAAGGTGTTGGGTATTGATGAGCAGTGTTCGAAATTTGGTGCTGCTGTTACGACGCTGACGAATGTGTCTGATCGGGTGTGGCTGGATGACGAGGGCTCGATCACGATTAGTGAGATTGTGGCGCGGGCTAAGCGATTTCACCGTAAAAAGCCGCTTGGTTTGGTGGCGGTGGATCATATCGGGTTGGTTGAGAGCACGCTTAAAACTGAGAACGAACCTCAGCGTATTGCGCAGGTTTCGCGGGCGCTCAAGAAGCTGGCGAAGGAGCTGGATTGCCCTGTGATTGCTTTGTGTCAGGTGAATCGTGAGTGTGAAAAACGCGGCAATAAACGACCTAACATGAGTGATTTGCGCATGAGTGGGGCGATTGAGCAGGATGCGGATATTATTCAGTTTTTGTACCGTGATGATTACTACAACGAGGATAACAGTCAGACGCCTGGGCAGGTTGAGGTGATATCGGCGAAGGTGCGTAATGGCGAGCGCGGTACGGATTATCTGGCATGGAAGGGTGCCTATCAGCGTATGGATTC